CCAGAAGCATCGATAAAGACGACACTCTGTCGCAAGCACAACAGTATATTTTTTATAAAAAGCAAGTTGAGTATTTCCAACAACAAATGAAAGACTTGCGTGATGACCTTTTCATACACATTGAAGAAAACGGCGAAACTGACGATAAAGGAAATATTATATTTGAACTTCCTCAAGAAATTGAGGGCTTTGCATCTATGACAAAGCAGCGTAGAGTTTCAAGAAAGATTGATGAAGATGTTGCATTTGAGATTATCGATGAACGAGGATTGCGAGACAAACTTATAAAGACTGTAGAAGTAGTTGATGAAGATGCTCTTATGGCTGCGCTTTATAGTGACGAACTGACAGAAGAAGAGATTGATGAAATGTATCCTCAGACTGTAGTCTGGGCATTGGTAATTAACAAGGGATAACAAATGCCTGGATTAAGAGGAGAGGACGAAATTTACGAGGCCTTCAAAGACCTCGAATACGTTCCTGGTTCAAAGAAGAAACGACGCGAACCAGACCCAAAGGTTTCTCGCCGTAAAAGCGGTGAGACTAATGGTTGGGATGAAAACCCAATTATTAAAACATTAGGTGGAAAGGAAACTGAAGTCTTTACAATCGGTGCTCTTGCACAGGCATTGGAAAAGACAATAGTTACTGTTCGTCTATGGGAACGCAAGGGGTACATACCTCGTGCACCGTACCGACTTAGGGCAAAAACCCTACAAGGTAAAAAGACTGGAGGAAATCGAGTTTATACTCGACTACTCATTGAGGCTGCGATTGACGAATTCGCCAAACGTAACCTACTAGGTTCTGCTCGTGTAGAGTGGAATCAACACGAAGACCTGACAGAGGCTTTGTTAAAGCGCTGGAAGGAACTCACATCCATCGAGAGCCAGAAATAGTAAACACGTACAGAGATACGAACTATTCCGTGCCTCACTACCAAGAAAGAAACAAATGCCAATTACAAAACCAGCAGTAAATGCTGATTCGTATCTTGAAGAAGATAGCGAAACAGCAACTCCTAAGGTCGGCACTACAGTCCAACAGGGCTGGGATGCTGCCGATGCATTGTTGAAGTCAGATACACCTTCAGAATTTCCATCTGACTTTAAATTCTCTGAAGAACCTCAACTTGTTAAGTTCTTAGAGGATGGACCATTCCGTGTCTATGAACAACATTGGATTGAACGTCCAAAAGGAAAGAAATCATTCGTCGCTCTTGAGGAGAACGACCCATTCACTGAGATTCTAGGAAGCAGGCCACGTCCGCGTTTTGCGTTTAACGTGCTTGTTCTTAGCGCAGAAGCACCTTCTGTACAAATTCTCACTGCTCCACCATCATTAGCACGTCAAATTAAGAAGGCTCATGATGACGAGCGTAAAGGACCTCTTTCAAAAGAGTTCTGGGAGATTTCTCGACTAGGCACTGGCCCAACGACGCAGTACACCCTCAACTTCGTCCGTGGTCGTGACCTTGCCGAGGAGTGGAAACTAAACATTGATGAAGTTAATGAGTTAGTAGCAAATGCTGTTCCATTTACAGCCGACGTAATTCGAGAGACCCCTCGCTCTGAAATGCTGGAAATTGCTCGCTCTTTAGTCTAGTCACGTTTCCACACGTGAGAGGACCTGTTACCTCCATTTCAGGTCCTCTCACATTTAACGAGGGGGTTTTATGAACATAATTACAACAAAAGAACAACTAGAAGATTTAGTTGCGCATTACAAAAAAGTAGATGCATTTGCTTTTGACATCGAATCTGTTGGTGAAAACAGAATCCAACCTGTAGTTAACGATGTCTTGTGGATTTCTCTTGCAACAGAAGGCCGTGTTGATGTAATACCTATGGGTCATCCAAACGGCGAGTTCTTACGTTGGGACAAAGAGTTGCTTCTTAGTGGTCAGCGCAAGTTAGCCGCTGGCAAAGAATTAAAAGAAACAGACTATTCAAAGAATGAAGCGAAGTGGGTTCCAGTGTTTGGTCCTGCTCCTGACCAACTATTGCCTGGAGACGTGTTCAAGGCTCTTAAGCCTCTATTCTTCAGTGAAAAACTAAAGATTGGTCACAATGTAAAGTTTGATTTAAAGTCTATTGCAAAGTATTACCGTGGGGTTGTTCCTACAAAGCCCTTCTTTGACACCATGATGGCTGGGTTTATAGTGAATAACCGAACTCGTGGTTATCTAGGACTTGCTGACTGTGCTAAACGAGAATTAGGAATTACAGTTGAAAAGGGAGTTGGAGCACAGGTAGAAGTTCACTCTTTTAGTGATGTAGCAGACTACTCAGCACTAGACGCTGAGGTCACTTATAAACTTTATAAAGTAATGGCTCCTAAACTCACAGGAGATTTAAACCGTGTGTGGAATTTGGAGATGGATGTTCTCGCTGCTCTCTGTGATATGGAATTGACTGGAGCAAACATCGACGTTGTTGAGTTAACAAAGTTAAAGAACCGTCTTGAAAAGGACCTTGATGCTGCTAAAGCAAAGGCTTGGAAGTTGGTAGGTAAGCCTTTTGCCATGAACTCTGTGCAAGAGAAGCAGAAGTTGCTTTTCTCTCCCAAAGAAGAAGGCGGTAGAGGTATAAAGCCAAACCTTCGCATTAAAGTTGCTTTGACTGCAAAAGGACAGGGAGTTGCTGCTGTAAACCCCATGCAGTTAGGAATTCAACACTATTCCGTTTCATCAGATGCTTTGGAGTTCTATCGTAATAAAGACGAACTTGTAGACGCAATACTTGAATATCAAGATTTGAATAAGTTAATGACAACTTATGTAATGCCGTACTTAGGTGGAGAGATAACCCATACAGTAATGGGCAAAACAAAAGTTGTAGATAAGAAATCTCTTTTAGTAAATGGCAAGGTACACACTAACTTTAAACCTCACGGAGCAGAGACAGGGCGTTTCTCTAGTAGTGACCCAAACCTACAGAACATTCCTAGTGGTGGAGAGTACGGAAAGTTAATTCGTGATTTGTTCATTGCGCCACCTGGTCACAAACTTGTGGTTGCTGACTATAGTCAAATTGAGCCAAGAATCATCGCATCCTTTTCAGGTGACCCAATTATGGTAAACAACTATCTTGATGGTGGAGATATCTACACCACTATTGGTGACACTATGGGAGTTGACCGCAAGGCTGGAAAGGTTCTTGTTCTTTCTATTGCCTATGGCGTTGGTCCTGAAAAGATTGCTCAAAGTATTGGTTGCACCGTAAAAGACGCAAAAGATTTGTTAGACCGATTTACCAAGCAGTTCAGTGACATATCTAAGTATCGTGCACGAGTAATTCGTATGGCAGCAGCCCAGACACCCACGCCATTTGTGTCTACCTTGTTTGGCAGACGTCGGTATATCCCTGACTTAAAGAGCAAGGAACAGGGGTTGAAGTCTAGAGCAGAGCGTCAAGCATTTAACACAGTTATTCAAGGCTCTGCTGCTGACATTATGAAGTTAGCCATTATTAGGGCTCATTCTTGCTTTGTAGACGAGCCAGGAGCCAATGTCATTTTGACCGTGCATGACGAATTGGTTACTGTTGCTCGTGAAGATTTAGCGGAAGATGTGGCAGAAGCAATCCGCGAGTCGATGGAAGGCATACGCCTACCAGAGATTACCGTTCCGCTTATTGCTGAAGCAAAAATTGTAGATAGATGGGGAGAGGCCAAAGAATGAGTAACGCTAACTGGTGGGCTAACAAACTTGGACAACAACCTGCGCAACAACCGCGTCCTGCAGATATGCCAATGCCGCCGTCTCAACAACCAATGACTCCATATGTTCCACCACAATCAAATCCAGTTTTATCTAAAGCACAGAGTGCTAATCAAACGCAGTCGTGTCCAAATTGTTCTTCTAGTAACTACATGAGTGTTGGTGGTGCAAAACTTCGTTGCTATGACTGTGGGTATCCTTTAGAACAATCCGGTAGTAGATATGGTTCTTTAACTGGTGCTAAAGTAGAGGGCGCTACAAAATCAGCCAGAGGAAATGATGCAATAAATAATTTTAACCCACAACAGATAATTGGAAGGATTGATGGATGATAACTGATGAGGCTAAAAAAATTGTTGCACAACTCAATAAAAAGTTTGGTGATGGTGTTGTTGTATTCGCTAGTGACATTCGTTCTGACCTTGTACCTAGGTTTACCAGCGGTTCTACAACTCTCGATTATGTTTTGGGTGGTG